GGCATGGGGGGTTGTTCTATAACTTGTGTACATGGTGCTAAATTACTTCCTGCAGTACTTGCTTCAGTATGAGTTACACCATCAATTGTAACTGTAAATCCTGCTGATAATCTAATATTAAATGTTACTGTTCTGTTTATATTACTTGTTGTATTGTTTGCATCAAAACGATTTGAATTACTTGAGCTTGGATTAGTTAATGTTGTGCTTATATGTGTACCCCCTTGAGTTACAAAAGGAACATCAACTGTTCCGTTGGGTAAAATTCTAACATTAGTTAAATTATCACAAGTAAAAGATTTTAACGAAGTTGCACTAGCCTGTTCTATTGTATAGGTACAATCTAAAGTGCCACTATTTGTAAATCCTGATGGTATTGTCCATGATATTTTTATATATACATTTCTAACAGAGCCAGTAGTATTTGCAGGAATTACTGGTGCTAATGCAGTTCCACTTGATATTGCTCCGTAAGAATCAGAATGACTTGTAAAATTATAAACAAAAGCTGATGGTTGTATTCCTGTAATTGATGCAGTACCTCCATTAAAAGTTCCATCAGAATTAAAACTAGCCCCTGCATAACCAACAGCTACATTTGTAGAATCATCTGTTGTACAATGTAATGCTTTTACACAAGTTGTAGCTACTGTAAACTCATCTACAACCTCGCAAGCATCTGTTGCATTTTGTGCTGTTACATATACTGTTGCTGTTTGACAAGTAGCAGTTCCAGTTATTGTTAAAGTTGATCCTGAAATAGATGTGCTAATTACAGAATTTGTTGGTATTGTTCTAACATTATAATTGCTAATAGCAACTGCTCCAGCTGCAAATTTAGTTGATAAATTAATTGTTTGTGTTCCATTTAATCCAGTAATATTAGAAATTGCAGAAGATATAGTAGGGCAGTTAGCTCCACCTGTTGCAACTGCTTTTACAGGTTGTGTTGCTGTAAGATCACAAGTTATAGTTCCTGAATTATCATATCCATTTGGAATTGCAATAGTATATGTTATTGTTCTAGATATTGTACTGGATGTTGTGTTTTCTGCAAATGTTGTTACAGAGCTGCCGACAATAGTTCCATTTTGTAGTACAGGCTCGTTAATAACTCCATAAGCATTTACTTCAAAGCCTGTAGGATTAGCCATAAATTTATTACCTGTACAAGCAAAAGTTCCTAAACTTTGACTTGGCTCTGTAAAGCTTAAAAAATAGGGTGATCTTGAATTAATCTTTGTACTCATTTTATTGTAAATTCTTTAAATCTTTCTTTAACATCTAATCCAAAAGCTTCTATTACTTGATTAGGTAAATTTTTATATCCCATATCAAAAGACTTAGTAAAAAAAAACTTTGCAGGGATTCCTTTTTGATATATAGATTTTGCTAATGCAAATTTTAAACTTTGTCTGCTTTTAAATTTACCCTGTTTTGATCTTGGGGCAATACCTTGTTTTATACTCCATTTATCAAATACTTTTACAGGGGGCATTTTGTTTTTATATTTAAAAGGGGTGTTTCTATTTTGTAAATAATTTGATTTTGTTCCTTTAACTCCCTGATCTATAAATTTTGCATAATCAATATCTTTCATAAATGGAAATCTTAGTAAAAAACTATTAGGCATTATTTCTAAAGCATAATCTATTGACTTATAAAGTTTTCCTTTTTTTGATCCTGACTTAGATAATCTTGATCTTGACTGTTGAACAACATACTTGCCAAAATTAATCATAGCTTCTTCTGTATTTTTAAATATCTCTTTTAGCATTTAGTCATATCATTAGCCATATTAATTGTAAAATCTACAGTAATACCTGCTAGGTTATTTTCAAATCTTTCTTTAAATGGGCTGCAGGAAAATGAACTATCTAATTCATAATCTGCATGATAATTATTGTGTCTTGCAAGGAGAGCTTGTAAACGAGCAGATACATTTAACATATTATTAATTGCATCTAATTCATTATTATTTTTTCTTATTAAATCTGTTGTAGAATCTTTAGATATATCTACAATATCCATTAATAAAATACTTACTGATAAGGATATTCTATTTGTTTGAATATCTATGCTTTCTATAATAATGTGAGCTAAAGGGAAAATTGTTTTTTTATTTAAGTCTATTTCGTAGATATCCCCTTGGCTCACTTTATTAATAAATGGCTCTGCACTTAATGCAGTTTTAATATCATCTATAACTTTAAAATATGTGTTCATAATGTCTTTACAAAAACAGGTGTAAGATTTTCGTTGTTTTCAATTTTTAATTGTGTAAACTCATCAAGCCATTCTAAAGCATCATTAAATTCTAATTGTGGATTTTTTTTAATTATACAGTCAAGAGCTTTCCAAAAATCATAAATAGCAACTTTAGGTTCATTAGAACTTACACCAATTAGAGCTTCTTCAAAACCATCAGATAGGATAATTTCTTCATCATCATTTAACAGTTTTCTTTCGTAAAGAGAATCCACTAAATTATTTTTGTCTTGCATTTTTTATCTGTTGTTTTTCTAAATCGTTTTTTTCTTTAGTAAATGCTAGCCATGTTAAGCATGTATTTATATCTAATTTTTCCACTTGTTCAAATCTTGTGACATCTTCTCTAGCGAGTGAATACATTGAGCTGTACCAACCCCACTTTGCTGCAAAGCTCGAAGCTGATGTGGCGTAAGTTTCTTCATTTCTTTCGCTGAAAAGTTGAGGATAATTTGCATGAGTTCTTTTCTTAAATTCGACAAAAAAAAAATTGCACCAAAGGCCACATCTAAGGGCATTTGCTTCATAAATTCTTTTGTTTCTCCGTTATAGTCCTCAATTAAATAACGATCATTAAAAGTATCTTTTACAGGCCTGTATAAAACACTCATAGCCTTATCCATTGTTTCCCAATCCCCTGAAAAAGTATCAGCATCTACAAACTCCCCAAATGTCATTTCTGATAATTGAGGATGAAAACCAAAATCCACACCACCTAAATTGAATATTTTTTGAAGCTTGGGTTTTTCATTAAACATATTTGTAATTACTTCTATTACTTTTTTTATAGAACTGTATTTTATTTTATCTACATCTGCAATAGGAATACCACAAAATATCTCTACCATTTTTTTTTGAAGAAAATCTTGGTCAACATCTTTAGTATAGATTTTACTAAACTTTTGATATTGACCTAAAGTTATCTCTGCGAGTTTGTTTGGGACATTAATTTTTTGCTTTATCATAAGATGTCTATATTATATATACAATTGAATATCATTTTTCGGTCTAAGTTTTTTGAAATATAACAAGCATGCTTGGTCGCATTGCTCTGTTTTGAATGTTGCCTTTTGAATTTAAAAACTTTAATCTTCCTTTTAAAAATCTTAATTCTGCTTTATTATAACAATAATCATGAAACCATTTTGTGTCTGTATTTGAAAACACTAAAAAAACACACAATTCTGCGTTGCCATTTTTTAATTCTAAATCTGCTTTTTGTAAAAACTCTTTGACTTTGGAATAAGGGGGATTAACAAAATTTCTTCTTCCCCAATTACATTTTAATCCATCAAATGTTGATTGAAACGGACATGGATCAAAATCAAAATTAAATTCTTTATTTAATAAATTAAACAATTCTTTTGGTGTTTGCCAATCATCTGTTTTTTTACTTTGAAAAAGTTGAATTGTTTTTTTATTCATTTTACATTATATGGTATTGTCCTGCATAGGGATTTGCTAATTGATATGAAACAGAATATCTAAGTGCATCAATGCAATGATTAAAAGCATCAATAGGGGTTTGGCTTTTTTTCTCTAGCCATACATAATTTTTTAACTCATTAATTAAATTTGCACTATCAGGATCAATTATAATTTGATAGTCTTGCATCATGCTAATTCCAAAGTTTACTGATCCCTGTCCTTTTATTGATGGTTTTATATTTGATGTTTTAGATAGTTCTAATATTAATCTTGGCTCTGCACTATCTGCAATAATTAAACTGTCTTTAGCAAACCTTTGATTTAATTTTTCTATTTCTGATGTTACAAGATTTGATTTATAAAAACACTCTTTTGCATAGATTATTTTTTTATCTCTATCAATAGATGTTTGTATTAAAGTTGTTGGATCATTCATTCCATAATCTTGGCCATATATACTTTTTGATATTTCTTTAAATTCTCCTATCTCCCAGTTTTGAAATACTGCCCCTGATAACTTTCCTAATTTTCCTAATCCGTAAACATCATACCAATTAGACCAAAACTCATTTCCTTTATCTGCTTTTTTTTTAGCCTTTAATATTTCATTTATAGCAGCCTTAGGAGCTGCTTCATTATCTTTGTATGATAATATAAGCCAATCACTATCAGGATCGTTTTTAAGCTCTGTATGAGCCCAAAATTCATGTGTAGGGTTAAAGTCTATAAATATAAATTCTGATGTCCTTACAGCTAACTGTATAAATGCATCATAAGGAATTGTGTTTGCTTCGTTTATAAATAATATATTTCTTCTAGCACCTCTTAATTTAGATTCCTGATCTGCTGAAAAAAACTCTATTGTTGATCCGTTTAAAAATTGATAAGTAGAAGATGATTTATTATATCTATTTGGAAACCATCTGCCTGTCATTTCCATTATTTTTTTAAAATCTCTTAATGCACCTCTTTTTAAATGTGGATATGTTTGAGCAACTATAGAACATTCTAGTTTTTCATTTTTAGCTAAATAGTCTATCAGATAGGCAAGAATGCCAAATGTCTTTGAAGCACTTGTACCCCCTTGACAAATTCT